TTCCTATTGGGATGACGTGAAAGGCACAGCGAGCGCCAACAGTCACGTGGCTGCTTTTCCGTTGGAGATTCCCGCGCGGCACATTTTGCTTTACACCCAACCCGATGAGATCGTCTTCGAGCCCTTTGGTGGATCTGGGACAACCTTGATTGCCTGCGAGATCCTGAACCGCGTATGCCGAGCTGGGGAGATCGACCCTGGTTATGTTGCTGCAACTCTGGAACGCTGGCATTTGATGACCGGCGAAATGCCACAAAGAATAAAATGACCGACCTTCCCTATATCACCGAGTCACTGCGCGCATTGGCTGTACCCATTGACAGCTTGCATGAAGATCCGGCCAACGCGCGCGTAGGTCACGATGTAACGCGCATCGCGGCATCCTTGAAAGCCTATGGCCAGCGCAAACCCATTGTGGCCAACCGCACGCAGGATGGAAAGATCGAAGCAGGCAACGGCACCTATCGAGCTGCCAGGCAGCTGGGTTGGAGTCATGTTGCCGTGGTCTTTGTGGATGATGATCCCGCCACCGCTGCCGCGTTTGGGATTGCCGATAACCGCGTGGCCGAGTTCAGTCGCTGGGATGAAGATGTATTGCGAGAGTTGGCGGGAACGGTCGGCGATTTATTCACCGGCTTCGAGCCTGCCGAGTTGGATGAGCTGGTGGGCGTTTCTGCAGAAACGGAACCCACTCTCGAAGATCCTGGCGGTGAGCCGGACCGCGCCGCAGAACTCTTGGCCAAATGGAAAATAGAGGTCGGTCAGGTTTGGTTGTTGGGAAAGCATCGCATCATGTGCGGTGATTCCACGATAAAGGCTGACGTAAAACGATTGATGGGAGATGATCTCGCCCAAATCATCTGGAGTGATCCACCGTGGAATGTGAACTATGGCGGTAATGTCGAAGAAGAGAATGCCCAAGGTTATAAAGCGCGCGTGATGAACAATGACAACCTGGGAGAGAAATTCCCTGAGTTTGTAGAGTTGTTCGTCAAGAACTTTTGGGAGTTTTGTGCTCCAGGCGCGCCGTTATACGTTGTGATGGGCGCGCAAGAATGGCCGGTGATCGATCACCACTTGAGAGACCGCGGCTTTCACTGGTCGTCCACTATTGTCTGGGTCAAAGATCAGTTGGTTCTCTCGCGCAAAGATTATCATACGCAGTTCGAGCCGATGTGGTATGGCTGGCGCGGGGATGCAGCGCGCTTGGTTGAAGTGGCGGACCGCAAGCAATCCGACACCTGGTTTATTGACCGACCCAAAAAGAGCGATGAACACCCAACCATGAAACCGCTGGAGTTGGTGGAGCGATCGCTGCGGAATTCCAGCCAGCCAGGCGCCATTGTTCTGGATTTGTTCGCGGGCTCGGGTACCACGCTGATCGCTTCTGAACGATTAGGTCGAGTCTGCCGCACGATGGACAATGATCCGAAATTTGTAGCGGTCTGTCTCGAACGGTGGTCTCAAGCCACAGGTGAAATGCCGGTCCTGGAGGGGTAAATGTGGTAGCAGGTAGAAAACCGAAACCCACCGCGCTGAAGAAACTAAATGGTAACCCGGGCAAACGCGCGCTCAATGATAAAGAGCCGAAGCCGGAGTCTGCGATTCCAAGTTGCCCTGCTCATGTGGTGGGAGTAGGGCGCGTTGAGTGGAATCGGGTGACGAAGGAACTCAAGAAACTTAACTTGATCACGAAGGTGGACCGGGCTGCGCTGGCCGCCTACTGTACCGCTTATAAAGACTATGTCGACGCTGAACATGCGCTGAAGAAAGAAGGCGTGGTGATCATCTCAGAAAAAGGTGGAGCGTATCAAAACCCGTGGATGCCCATCAAGAAGCGCTCAATGGATCAGATGGTCAAGTTCGGCGCCGAGTTCGGGCTGACGCCCAGCAGCCGAGCACGTTTGAGAGTCGAAACTCCCACCGAAGAAGATGAGATGGCCAACTTTCTATTTGGCAAAAAGGTAAAGGTAGCAAAGTAGTGAATGGCGAAGCCAACGAAGGAGGTCTTGCATCCCGCTGAGCAATACGCGCGGGATGTGATCAACGGAAAGATCGTTGCTTGTAAGTGGGTCCGCCTGGCATGCGAACGTCACGTTCATGACCTGAAGCATGCGCACAAGCGCGGACTTTACTTCGATGTGGAAGCTGCCGAATATGTGCTGCATTTCATCAGCATGCTTCGGCACTCGAAGGGCAAGTGGGGACGTGGCAAAGGCGAATTCATCAAGCTCGAACCGTGGCAGCAATTCATCATCTGGGTGGCATTTGGTTGGAAGCGCGCAGACGGCATGCGTCGCTTTCGCATGCTTTACGAAGAAGTCGCGCGAAAGAACGGGAAGTCCACCGTGGCAGCTGGGTTGGGTTTGTTGCTTGCCTTTGCAGATGGCGAGCCAGGTGCCGAAGTCTACAGTGCAGCCACGAAACGCGATCAAGCGCGCATTGTTCACAAGGAAGCCATCCGCATGGTCCGCAAGAACGCGGGATTGCGGAAGTACATCAACATCGTCAAGGACAATCTCAATCTCGAAGAAACCGCCAGCAAATATGAACCCCTTGGTGCCGACTCCGACTCAACGGATGGTTTGAATGTGCATGGGGTGATTGCAGATGAGTTGCACGCCTGGAAGACACGCGAGATGTGGGACGTGCTCGAGACTGCCACCGGCTCACGCGAGCAGCCGATGCTGATCGCCATCACCACGGCCGGTATCGACCGCCGCAGCGTGTGCTATGAGAAGCATGAATATACCCGCAAAGTGCTGGAGGGCTGGAAGGATGGATCGTTTGAAGATGACTCGTGGTTTGGAATCATCTTCACCCTCGATGATGGTGACGATTGGCGCGATGAAAGCGTATGGATCAAGGCCAATCCAAACTTGGGAGTCTCGAAATACTTCGAAGACATGCGCATGAAAGCCAAGCGCGCCAGTCAGATGGCGGCCGCGCTCAACAACTTCTTGCGACGTGAGCTGAACATTTGGGTACAGGGCGAAGTCAAATGGATGAATATGGATGCCTGGCGCGCGTGTGGCGGCGATGTGCCAGCCCTTGAATTACCCAAGCGACTCAAAGGTATGACGTGTTATGGCGGCCTCGATTTATCCAGCACCTCCGACATCACTGCTTTCGTGATGGTCTTCCTCGATGAAGATGAAGATATCCACGTGGTCTGTCGTTTCTGGATTCCTGAAGACAATATGCTGATCCGATCCCGCGATGATGGTGTGCATTATCAGCAGTGGGTCGAGCAGGGCTACATCGAGGCCACGCCCGGCAACGTCATCGACTATGACTGGATTTTTGAACAGATCGAAAAAGATGCCGAGACATTCGATATTGATCAGGTTGCTTTTGACCGTTGGGGCGCGGCGCGCGTGGTGCAGGTGCTTGAGAACAAGGGCATGACGATGGTGCAGTTTGGTCAGGGCTTTGCCAGCATGAATCCACCGATGAAGGAACTGGAACGGTTGGTGCTTTCTAAGAAGATCCACCACGGCAACAACCCAGTGCTGACTTGGATGGCAGATAACCTGGTCGCGCGCTTGGACCCAGCTGGGAATATCAAGCCGGACAAGGAAAAGAGTCGCGAGAAGATCGACGGCATTGTGGCGCTGATCATGGCGATTGACCTGGCACTGCGTCATCCAGAAGTTAAGAGTGTTTACGAAAAGCGCGGGATTCGGACGATCGGTTAGGGCTTGACTTCCTTGGCCCCTAGCGGCCTACTGACAACATCACAAATCAAGGAGAATGAGATGATCAACCAAAAGCAAGCCCAGCAGGATGCGCTAAAGGAATACGAAAAGAAACAGGCACAGATTAGGAAATTATTGAAACAAATTGAGGCGGGCTTGGAGAAACATGATCGCAAAGCCAGCAGTTGCCGAGGCGGCCACCATTGGGGTCACGCAGGCGATTTGGAATATGTGGTTGATCGGTTGACCGAGGTGAATGATTTCTTAAATCAAACAGGAGAATATGCTGAGGTGGGATGATGGGGACTCGACAATACACCACAGACCCGCACGAAGTTTACACGCTGGAGCTTCTCAAGCTCCAGCGTTGTTTTTCAGAAGTAACAAAATTGGGCGAAGAAGCAAGTGATTTAAAGCGAATTACATGGAGAAAAGTCTGGTACTTAAGGCAATTCAATTTCTTGTTGATTCAGGCGGCACAGGTTGGAGAAATGTTGACCAAAATCACCAATTGACAAAATAGAATTAATGTTCTAAAATCC